TATCGTCTTCATCCTAGTCGCCGGCGGATGGGTGAAGATTCGCGACTACTTCAAAGTTAAAGCAGAAGAGAAATCGAAACTGATTGAAGCGGAAGTGCAAAAGCGTCTCGCAGAGCAGAAAGCTAATACTCCCACTCCAGTAGTCACGTAGTAGCCAGAACAGAGGTCATTAAAGTGGCCTCGATTGTGGTTATTACTTCTCTTGTATATCAGCCAAAGTATTTATAGACTTCGGCTCGAATATTAGAAGGAGAAACGATGGAAACTTTATTTGTATACGGGACTCTTGGCCCGGGAAGACCTAACGCCCACATCATGGAAAACATTGGTGGAACATGGCTCAACGGAAGCGTTGAGGGAACTCTTGAGCAAAAAGGGTGGGGCGCTGAGATGGGCTACCCTGGAATCGTTTTAGATAAAAGTGGTAACCGGGTTAATGGCTTCTTGTTCTCCTCAGAAAACCTAGCTGCTAACTGGAAAGTGCTGGATGACTTCGAGGGTGAAGAATACGAAAGAGTGCCAGTTGAAGTTACCACCGAAGATGGCCAATTGATTCAATCATCAATTTACATGCTCAAATCTTAGGTCAAGTAATTTGAGATCTCGATTAAGTTTAAGTCGGGATCTCTCACATATATCGACTCAATGTCACCTCGAGCACCTGTTCTCATTACAGGGCCAATATCAATGTTTACATGATTATTTTTCAGAATGACTTCCACTTCTGAAATTGGTTTGCTACTTATCAGGCAAATGTCTAGGGAACCTGGCACAGGAAGGTGAGCTTTAGGCTCAATTTCATGGCCATATTCATGAACGTTGATCTTTTGATTACCAAAGGTAAGGGCTTTCCTTCCTTCCCCAAAACTCAGTAATTCCATGCCTAAAACTTTTGTATAGAAATGAATGCAACTATTTAAATCTCTGGTAGTTAATACCAGATGGTCAATGTGATCGATCATAAGTCAATTAAGCTCCCTTGATATTAGATTAGATAATTCAATAGTAGTACAAGCCCACTTTAACCGGTGGGCTTTTTTATGCGCCATGCCCGGCGAAACAACACAGAGCCTTTCAGGAATTAGCTTCGGAGAAAACCGCTATAGGTAGCGACCTCTCTGTGGGCGGTATTTCTGGGCAACGAGGCTTATTCACTAAAAGGAAATCGCTATGAACGAACTGCTAGAGAGAATATCCAGAATTGGCTTGATGTATTCAAGCTACCTGAGGGATCAAAAGGGTGAGTTGGAACTGCTCGCTGAATTGGATCGCCTTAATTTACAACTTTCCAATCTAGGTGTAACTGGTGCAGGGTTTTTCGATGCTTTAGTTAGGAAGGGCTTCATGCATGACATCATGATGGTCAACAAGAAACCTACTGGAACTGAGTCTTACGTTTACGCACTCCATGCAGAAGATACTGGATTGACCAAAATTGGGTTTACAACTCGGTTAAGCAAGAGGATTTCTGAAATAAAAAACATGAGCGGAGCAAAGCTAAGGCTCATTGGTAAATCAGAAGGTGACAAGGCATTGGAGTCGGAGCTTCATAGGCGTTACGAATCATATAGGGCGCATGGAGAGTGGTTTTCATTGAGGGACTCGCAGATAACTGAATTGAGAAACATACTTTCTGGAGTAGCCAATGACTAGATATGAGAAAGCTCAATTGGTAACAGCAGCGCGATATTTAGAAAAGGCAGTCGATTACTTCTCATGCGGTCGAGTAGCCGAAGGTGTTGCATGCGTAGAGAACGTTGACGTGTTAATCGAGGTGTTAATGACACTGAAAGAAAGGAAAGAATCCTTGAGAGCCTCGAAAACCAAAAAACACCAATTAATGCAGAAACAACCTTTCAGTTAGTAAGCCAGAGAGAGATATACGCAGATTTGCTCACATCCGACCTGCACAAATAGTGTAGGTTTTACACCTTTTAGGCAAAACCCGTTACGGTGATTCCCGTATCGCTCTCCTCAATTTTGAGGCGGGTTCTAAATGTGTGTTAAACACATGATTAAAAAGCAAAGCGTAAATCTGCGCTACCGTTACCCAGAATTTGGGTATCACCTCTAAGCGGTAAGTGCCTCCGATTTTGGAGCCACACTAACCATCCCGAGAGCCACTTTCACAACGGCTCTCTGTTGAAGTGCCTCACATTAGCCAATCAATACCTTTGGCTGAAATTCTTAAGGTACTTGTGTTGACCCACCAGAAGCCTCCTTCGGTGCGGTCATACATCATCTCTGCGTGTATTAATCCTTTTTCCTTAAGATACAGTAGGTAACCATCTAATGTCTCATCGCTTCCTAATGCACCAGAAAGTTCTTTATACCCATCCGACCCAAGCGATCTCGGGTAAGAATGCCTAATTCTAATCAGAATGCTTTTAGCTATATCAAGTTTTATTTCCATTGCAAGGTTGGCCATTAGCTTCTAAGTAAATTTCTGATAAGTATAGAGCCAATATTAATAGATAAATTAAATAATCTATTCAAAGTAGCCTGCATCACAGAGCATCCTATCGGGTGCTGTTTAATGCAATCAAAAAGGAATAAAAAATGGCGACTAAAAACAAAGTTGGTCGCCCAAGTAAGTTAGCCGAGAGCATCGAAAAGGCTAAAGAATACTTAATGGGCGGCTACAAAACGGTAGAGGACGTTGTCCCGAGCGTGGCTGGCTTAGCCTGTTATCTTGGCATTAGCCGATCTCGAGCATACGAATACGCCAAGCAAAACGAAGAGTTTAAGGACACGTTAGACGACATACAAACCATGCAGGAGCGAGGGCTAATAAATAAAGGCCTAAGTGGAGAGTTTAATGCGACGATAACCAAGCTCATGCTGGCCAATCACGGTTACAGTGACAAGGCTGAGATTGATAATAAATCATCCGATGGCAGCATGACCCCTAAACCAACCACTATCCAACTATTACCAGTTGATGCTAAACGTGAGTAGCGTACAGCTACCGATACCAGCCAAACTTGCTCCACTCTTTACTGCTACAAATAAACGTTACCGATGCTCGCATGGTGGGCGTGGTAGCGCTAAGACTCGAACCTTTGCACTAATGACAGCGGTTAAAGCCTATCAAGCCATGATGAATGGTGAGTCAGGCGTAATACTGTGTGCTCGTGAGTTTATGAACTCATTGGAAGAGTCGAGCATGGAAGAGATTAAGCAGGCGATACGCTCAGTACCTTGGCTGGCTGCTAACTTCGATATCGGCGAGAAGTACATTCGAACAATCGACCGCAGTGTGAGTTATGTCTTTGCTGGCCTACGCCACAACCTCGATAGCATCAAATCAAAGGCGCGCATCTTGCTGTGCTGGGTTGATGAAGCAGAGACGGTGAGTGAGGTAGCTTGGCAGAAACTCGACCCGACAGTGCGCGAGGCTGGCTCTGAAATATGGGTGACATGGAACCCCGAGATAGACGGCAGCCCGACCGATAAGCGATTCCGTAAAAGCCAAGATGACTCAATCATCACTGTTGAGATGAACTACACGGATAACCCGTGGTTCCCTGAAGTACTTGAGATTGTCCGCGCTAAAGACCAGAAGAATCTCGACCCTGCGACCTATGCTTGGGTGTGGGAGGGTGCTTATCTCGAAAACTCAGAGAAACAGGTGCTGGCTGGTAAATATGCTATTGAAGAGTTTGATGACGAACTCTGGAAGCAAGCAGACCGTTTATTCTTCGGTGCTGACTTTGGCTTTGCTAAAGACCCAAACACGCTCATTCGATCATTTATCATCGATAACTCGCTCTATATCGAGTACGAGGCTTATGGCGAGCATACTGAGCTAGACCACATGCCTAAGCTATACGACACAATTCCCGAAGTTCGAAACTGGCCCATCAAGGCTGACTCAGCACGACCTGAAACTATCAGCTACCTAAAGCGGCAGGGATTCAAAATATCATCCGCCGATAAATGGCAGGGTAGTGTAGAGGACGGCATAGCCCACTTGCGTGGATTCGATGAAATCATTATTCACCCTCGCTGCAAGAACGTGGCGAAAGAGGCTCGGCTATGGTCATACAAAACTGACCGGGTAACAGGTGAAGTGCTTCCTAAACTGGCAGATGGCAACGAACACTGTTGGGATGCTATTCGCTACAGCCTAGATGGTCATATCAAACGCAAAACCAAAGGTGCAATTTTCTTCTAAGGATTAACTCAGTGAACGAACAAAACAAAGGCGAGGTGGGATTCCTCGTCAACGCCCTTGCTGAGTCAATCGGGCGTCAAAGAATGCTGTATGCAGCACAGTACAACGGCAATACTAAGCGGACTAAGCTGTGGGAAGAATTCGGTTACCCAGATAGCGTTAGTTTCGATGCCCTATACCGCGCTTATCGGCGTAACTCTGCTGCGTATGCAGGGGTCCATAAAACGCTGGATTCATGCTGGGTAGATAGGCCAACGATTATCGATGGTAGTGACGAGAAAGAGGCGGATGAAACCAACCCATGGGAAGCGTCGGTAACCAAGCTGATTAAAAAGCATTGGGCGAAGATTAAGGACGCCGACCGACGGAACCTGGTTGGACGATACTCTGCATTGCTACTGCAAATCAAAGATAGCCGTGATTGGAGCCAGCCAGTTGACACCAGCGTGGTTAAAAGCCTAGGCGGTAAAGCCCTGGTTAAATTGATCCCTGCTTGGGAGTCACAAATAAAGCCCGGTAATTTCGATACTGATACCTGGTCAGAAACATACGGCCAGCCGGTTAACTTCAATTTCAATGAGCAGCCAGTTGGTGATGATGGCACTTATGGTGCCGTTCGTAGTATGGAGGTTCACCCTGACCGAGTGATTATTCTCGCTGAGGGGTCGGAAGATGAAAATATCCTTTCGGGCATCCCGCTGAACGAGGCAGGTTATAACGACCTGCTGGATATCGAGAAGACGAAAGGCGGCAGTGCCGAAGGCTTCCTGAAGAACGCTAGTCGTCAATTGGGTATTACCTTCGACCCTGAAACTGACATGCAACTTATCGCAGATGCAGCCAAGCAAGCAGGCTACGCAGATGTAGGCGAGGCCATGAACGATAAGATGATGAAGCTGAATCGGGGTACTGATGCGGCTCTCGTCACTCAATCTGGCACCACCTCAGTATTATCAGTTGCTGCTGCCGACCCAACGCCGTCATGGACAGTCTCAGCCAATAGCTACGCTTCGACAATTGGATGCCCGTTCAACATCTTATTCGGTAAGCAAACCGGCAACCTTGCATCGACAGAAGACAAGAAAGCATGGGCCGCGCACTGTAATGAGCGCCGACAAGGATTCATGTCTGATCTGATTGTTCATGTGATTACCCGGTTCTGGACGATTGGTCTAATCGACCCGCCGACCAATGGTGAAGTAACCGTGCAGTGGTCCGACTTACTAGCTCCTGCCGATGCTGACAAGCTAGCGAATATGTCCACGATGGCCGATATCGCTCAGAAAACTCAGCAAGCCTTTGGTACTCCAGCGGTCGAGGTGAATGAAGTCAGGGCAGCAGGTGAACTTGAGCCGATAGCAGAGCCAAAGCCGAAAGAGGTTCCGAATGTTGACCCACTTACCGGACAGTCGAATCCGAACACCGATAATACCCCGCAATAAGACAGACCCGACTCAATCAGCCAAGTCGGTTAATCGAATGTTCAACGATATCGAGCATCGTTACTACCAAATTAAGGTAAGACTGAAAGAAGAGTTAGATAGGAGACTGCGGGGCCGTGAGTCGGCGGTGAATACGAAGTCATACGCTGTTCACGGTGCGACAATTTATCAGGTGAATGCCAGTAGCTATATCTACGATATGACCGCTACTCAGTTAGCTGACTTGCTGCAAGTTGTGCAAACGATACTTGATGAGTATTTGCTGGAAGGTAATAGCGATAATCTCTGGGCGCTATCGTACGTTTCTGATGAATACCAGAGAGGAACTCAGGCAGCCTACACAAACCTTTCTGTGCAATCGGCTACCTACGCATCACAAACTACCTTATCGTCGCTTCTTGGTTCTCCTGCTTATCAGAATCAGATAGCGGCAGCATTCGTTAGCACCTATAGCGATTGGAAAGGTATCAGTGATAAAGCGAGAGCCGATTTAGCTAATGTGATTGCTGATGCGATTGGCCGGGGGATTAACCCGCGAGAAACTGCGGGTATCATCAGTAAGCGTCTTGATGTGAGCATGTCCAGTGCTAAGAATATTGCTCAGACAGAGCAGGTCGGGGCACTACGCGAGGCACAGTGGAACGAAACAAATTGGTCGCGAGATAGGTTGGGGCTGAATACTGCTTTACTCCATCTTTCCGCACTCAAGCCAACGTCTCGGTCTTGGCATGTAGCGAGGCATGGACACACTTACACGCCTGAAGAAGTCAGAGAGTGGTATTCACAGAACGGTAACCGTTACCGATGTTACTGTTCTCAAATCCCCGTCATTCTCGATGACAAAGGAAATATCGTTAATCAAGGCATGGTCGAGCGCTTATCCAAAGAGCGCAAACAATGGCAGCAACCATCGTAATCAAGTCATAAACGAGGACTAAGCATGTCACGCAACTGCGTAAACGTGCTGTCGGTCATTAACTCAGCTTCGAATATCTCAACCGAAACCATCAACGGACGCGATCACATTATCGTGCGCTGCATCACGCCTGTTGTTGATGACATTGTGATGAATCGTAAGCTCTATCCGGCAGCAGAAATAGCAAAGAGTTATAAAACACTAGAGCGCAATCCCATGCCTCTAGGTCACCCAAAGCTCGACGGCAAACATATCTCAGCCCGAGACGTGCAAGCTGTTAATCAGTATCACGTCGGTGCGTGGTTACAGAACGTCAACCACTCAGGCGGCAAGGT